GTATGGGTAGAGCTCCTCCTCCTAGGAGGATTTTCGGCCAGTGTACTCGGAGACCTGATTTCTTTAATCGCATTAGAGCCTGACCATGCCACTGATAAAATAAGTGGGTTAGGCGTTTCTGTCTCCATGGAGTAGGCGTTTGATGAAACGTTTGCTCCATTGCACTGCATATGGTACTTTCGATTGCTTTGTTTTTATCTCTGGGTCTTCCAGTTATATCGCAACTCTTGGCCATCGAGACGATTGATAAATAAATTCGTTGATGGTTTCGGAATTCCCAAACATCGAGAGTATCGCTGCACTCGCTCGCCCAGCTGTGCGTAGCTTCCTCTTCCCTTGGACGCCTCAATTCAACATACTGCTCTGTAAAAACTCCACACGTCGGTGATGTTAGAGTTTTTCGTAGATTTAGTTTTAATCGCAGTCTTTTGAGGCATGTCTTGTATTGTTTTATACGACTATTTGTCCAAAGTCCAAGGAGGTCGTCGCCCATAATCAAGTAGTCTTCGGCCCCTTTGTGGCCATATTCAGCACAAAAAGAGTTTATTAGCGAAAGGATAGGCCATGTGACACCCAGACCCATAAGCATTCCACGCTTTGTCGTGTATTTTCGCTTTCCGTCTGTTAACTGAAATTCTCCGCATGATTCCTTTAGGATTCTTCTAATAGCGGTAGATAAATTCAGTTCGTCACATATGGCATCAACTACTAGGTGTGCTACTTCATGGGGGATATAATCGGAGGCCTTTGATAGGTCCGCCGAAAATACTTTAACACCCCCACCGGCTCGCGGCGGTTTTAAAATCGCGCTGAGCGGTAGCCCTTGTAGTGGCAGTCTAATTTGCGGTTTACTTTTGGCTATGCGTAAAAGCATTCGATTGACGGTTCTTAGATACGAGACGAGGCTTGCATTGTGCATCGTCGCAGTGCGAATCTTGTTTCCTGATTCTGGTATTCTTACCACCTTTCCAAAAGGGCGTATCTTCCCGTCATCACATAGCCATTGTTTACGGCAATCCGCTAGGTCGTCTTTTACGACCTGCGCCCACCTTACTTCCCACGCGGAAGGATGTTCTCCTAGCCCCATGTGTCTCTCTTTAACGAGATTTCTGAAATACATGTACGAACCACCTTGGGCTAATCCGCGTTCGAGGCAGGCGGTGCTGACTGTTGACGCTATAAACTCTGTTTTTGTCAGGGTTTCATGTTTATCTCGTCGGTTCGCGTTCTTCGTTGTTCTCCGGATGTATCCGTAGAGAGCGCGTAGAATGTTTTGACTAACGGGTTTCGGTGCCGTTGTCATGCGTTGTTCATATGATTCTAAATCATTAGGTTGAACACGACGCATGCCTTTCGGTATCGCCCTTGAAAGTCCGACGAGGACTAAAGCCGCCTTCTTATTAAAGGCTGTTGCTAATGATCCCCTGAAAAATTTAAGGATGCTGGGGGTTTGTTGATGGAATTTGGGAGTGAGATTCATGAAGATCATAGTCGATTGGAACGACCACTCCTCGAATGTCCGGCACAAACCTTGACTACCTGAACGTTGGGCAGTCCTCAAGAGAAAGAGGAGCATACGCCAGAGTGCTTGACAAGCACTACGTTCGCCACGGTGAAGGAAGCGGCACCGTGTTTTGGATCGGACGAGATAAAATCTATGCTTCTTGATAGCTAGGAAAAAGCTTCCCAAGAAGAGGTCCAACAAAACACGGATTCGTTTCTGTTCTGAGTACGGTCTAGCGCAAAGACGTCTTATCGTAGACGTCAGTGCAAGGCTTGGTATTAATGCCTGCCAATCGGTCTTC